CGCTATTGCATTTCTAATGCTTTCAGCTTCTCTTTCTTCTTCTTGTCTTTTTTTTCTTGCAAGAACTTCGGGCGGTACTGGCATTTCACCAATAGGAATTCCTTGCGTTTGAACTGGAGCTGGCATTGTTGGTGCTGGCATTGTTGGTGCTGGCATTGTTGGTGCTGGCATTTGATAATTTGGTAAGTTACTAAAGTCCATGTCCTCTAAGTTTAAGTCTGACAACCCACTAAAGTCTAAGTTTGAAAAGTCAGGTGTTACGCCTGGAAAAAACCCATTAGGCTCTGGCGTTGTAGGTGGGGGTGTAAATACTGGTTCAGGTGCTGGAGCAGAAGTGTTTGAATCTGCTTGTCCCAATGAAGCCAAATAATCATCATACATTCTTCCCGCAGTTCCAGAACCAAATCTTCTGCCATCACTGGCAGTGTACATATCCATTGTTCCTATTCCGCCACTATTAACCCAATCTTGATACTCTGGTGTTTGCTGAAACGCTAAAAAATTTGGGGTATCTTCTTGAGGTGCTGGTCCTGCTGATCCTCTATCTGGGCCTTGACTTGGAGTTGGAGCAGGAACTGGTGGAACATAAGGTTCAGGTTCTGGTACTCCTCCTGTTTGAGTTGGAGCTGGTGCTTGAACTGGTGCAGGCGTTGGTGCCGGTGTTTGAGGTTGTGGAGCAGGCATAGGAGGCTGCGGTCTTTGAATCGGAGGAAGCTGTCTATTAAATTGATCCCGAATTGGATCAGGTGCCACATTGGTAGGCATGAATGATTGAGTTGGTTGAACAGGGGCTTGATAGCCTTCAGGCGTAAAATACGCAGGGCCACCAACTATAAGGCTGTTTGCTTGTCTTGGGGGTGTAGGCATAGGTTGTGGCCCACCTCCTCCTCGATACATTTGATCTTGAAGGCCCGGAGGCGTAGGAGGCAAACTAATTCGATCAGCCATCTTTCTAGGAAACGCCGCTAAACTTAGTGCCTCTTAAAGCAGCTCCGCCACCTTTAGAATTACCAGCGCCATACTTCCCAGGCTTGCCACCATTAGCAATCTTCTTAGGTTGTGAATAGTTCACAGTTCCTTGATCTTTAATGCTAACGCTTGGTTTAACGCCTTTTACTTTTTCCATTTCTCTTTACCTTTTGTTTTGCTTTTTCAAGCGCAATTGCTATAGCAGTTTTTTGTTTTTTACCGCTACCCATTAATTCACTTATGTTAGCAGATATTGTCTTCTTACTGCTACCTTTTTTTAAGGGCATACTATTTTTTCTTTTTAACTACCTTGGCCTTAGTCTTAACGACAGCTTTAGGTTTGGTAACTTTTTTTGTTTTTGGCTTGCTTTCTTTGACAACTTTCGCAAGGATTTCATCCGCTTGCTTATCAGCCTCTTTGGCGATTTTGTCGATGTCGAGATTTGCATTCGCATTGATGATCGGTTGATTGCCATTGATTCTGCGCTCCTCTTCTTCTTTTAATTGTTTCTTGTGCATTGCTGCTTGTTCTTGTCTTATTGAACTCATTTGTTGCCTCTCATAATATCCATTGCTTTAAATTGTGCTGATTGATCTATTCTTTCTCTTGCTATGTTGTCTTTCATCTTAGCAATGTCTTGTTGAATAACCAAACGCTGTTCTGCTAGCTGATTGCTCTGCATAGCTTTCATAGAATCAAACTGTTGACGTTGCACAAACTCTTCGCGCTTGCGCTGTACATCATCAGCTTTAATGTCTAATTCTTTGCCTCTTAGTTCTACTAAAGGATCGGGTTGTGGGGGTGGTGGCATGAAGATAGAGTTTATTTGTTCCATCAACTGAGACACTACTGCAGCTACGTCTCTTGCCACCGACTCTTTTAATTGTTGTTGATACTGCATGCCAACTTCTGGAGGCAGTTGCTGTATCTGTTGCAATGTGCTTTGGAACTCTGGGTTCTGAGCATTTTGCTGATCAACAATTTCAGCAGCTCTAAATGAGACATGCTGGTAAACGTGTGCTTGTATTAAAGATAATACAACTGGGTTTGATTGTGCAGTAATTGTTCTATACAAAGATACATGAGAATTAATGTGCGAATCATGGTCTTGCCCTTGAAATGCTTGCGCTGGCATTCCAGCTATCAAACTTGCATTCTCACTTGCAGGGTCAATGGGTTGAGGTTTTGGAGGAGGTGGCAAAAGCTGTTCAATGTTTTGAACTCCCATAGAAGAATACATTCTTTTGTAAGCTTCATGGATTCCAGTTGGCCCATGAATCTCTGGATTGCTTTGTACTGTTCTCAATAACTCTTGCGCCATCATAACCCTTTGACTCATAGAGAAAGTGTTAGGATCTGAGACAGGTAATACGTCTACCCTGCTATCAAAATCTAATGCCTTAATGGTTTGATTACCGTTGGCTGTAGAGTATGGATAAGCTGGAGGTAGATACTCTCCAAATACCTTGGCTAATATTTCAAATTCAATTCTTTGACTCGCATGCAATCTTTTATGAATGGCACTCATAACACGAGTGCCACGTTCTAGTAGAGCAACTGTTGTACCGACTGGCGCATTTTGGTTTCCATCACCAACTTGAGTGTCTGCAATAGATGCGAAACGCCTCCCGCTATCGACCAAGATCCCTAGGAGAGAGAGAAGGGTTTGACTTGGCTCCTTAAAAGGTAACGGTACAAAAGCGTCTCGCAAACTACCACCGGGTGCGTCCATGTCTCTGAACTCTCCAGGTTGTAAAGGCTGGTCGTCATTACGAATACGAATTCCTCTAGCTTTAAATCCAGCAGGTAAATTTGATAAAGTACCAGCGTCAATAAGCTGACGAAGAATTGAGGTTGCGGCTTTAGATAAGCCACCAATCATGTGAGTCAAACCAAAGCCATAGAATCCTAGACCTGGTAAGAACTTATAATGCACAAAGTAGTTGATGCGTTGTTTTAACTGATCATTCTCTTTGTAGTTTCTGCGAATAGATAAAACTTTGTTGTTACCAATAGTAACAATGTATGGAAGTTTAATGCCTGTGTCTTCACCTTCAGCATTCATATCTTCAAAGCCTTCGATGTCTAGCTCTGTGTGAATCTCATGTACTTTACAAGTATCATCATCATCGTAGCTTGGCTTAACTCCTTGGAGTTCATCGATGCCTTCTTGAATATCGTCAGTCTCATCTGCCATCATGTTGCCAGAGTCTATGTCTACATCGCTGTAGAAACCTATCTGTTGCAACTTGCGTATGTCATTCATTGGCATGTTAATTACATGCGTGATTCTTGTTGCACTGTGCAAGTCTGTGGCTGAATAAGGAACGATTAAATCTTCACTTGGAATAAACTTAGAGACTGCTCGTCCTAAGTTTTGGTCGTAATAAACTTTTCTAAAAGCTGAACCAGAAAGCGGTAGATAAAATAACATCTGATCTGTTTCTGGATCGTACTCTTTCATGACTTGCATGAGTTGATAATTCATGAACTCCTGAACACGAGCTGCTTGTTGTTCAGTCTCAGGAGTTGTCATGCCAAGCACCTGTGTTTTTACAGGCCCTTGTGATGGCAATAGTTCGTTGTAAGCTTGCGCTTGGAATTGAGTAACACTTTCTGAAAGCAACGGATGCATAACACCTGATGCGCCTTCAAATGGCTGGGATCTTTCTTCGTACTTCATGCCAAGATATTCAAGGCCTTCGCGGTATGTTTTTTCCCAGTCACCTCTAGAATCTTTATCAGACTCAATGTTGCTCATCAAATCATTCTTTAAAGAATTAAGATCAGAGTCAGGCATGATGTCTGCTAAGTTAGCATAAAAGTCTGTTTCTTCTACTGGAGGTGTTGGCTCACCGAAAGCAATGTTGCCATCTTCCATTTGCTCAAATGAATCTAGGTCTGAATTCTCTTCGGTCACATCGACCTCGATCTCCATTTCTTTTGTACGATTTCTAACACCTAAGTCTTGTTGCTCGTCAAAGGTAATCGCCTTATCTATGTCTGCCATTATTTATTTCCTTTTGCAAAAGCTT